TTGTCCCAGAGGATAGCATTAGTAAGATTGGTAGTAGACCATGTAAATCTATCCCAAAAATTAGGAATAGATACAACATGAGACAAATCCATCTCATCAGCTGACGTGCCAGCCAAACCAGATTTCGTTTCTATTTCATTTGAAGAAGACAAAGCAAGTTTGTGAGAAGAATCAGCACCATCAAAATTTGCCATACGAACCTGACCACGAAGTTTGGATTCACATGGCAAACCCTGAACAGTTGGTTTAGAAAAACCTAAAATTTTGAAGATATTAGCGGCCTGCGCAGAAATCCAGGCAGGACGAGTAAACATGTTACCCAATACCGGAATTCGTGACAGTGTATTCAAACCCTCAGAAATTTGACCAATACCAGCTGAGGGTGAAGCATTATCTTTAAGCTGTTTCAACTCAGAACCAACTTGAGCAAAGATTTTATCAGTATGCTTCTCATAGGCTCGTGAGTCCCACAAAGCTCGCATATCTTCTTGAGTAAATTTGCCCGAGGAAATTTGATTGGCAATACTAGCCATATTTGGAGCAGAGCCTGTAAAAATATTTGCACCAGTTGGATACTGAATATCTACATCTTCCAGATGTGCCCAAACAGTGTACTCAACTGACCCAGTACCAGAGATCTGATCACGGAGTTGACTATATACAACAAGATATATAGCTCCAAAAGAACCTTGGCCCGTAATCAAATTGTAGTAAACATGTGGAGAAACATAGGGAATACGCATCTCAATTTCAGTGCCAACACTCAAATCCAAATCGGTTCTGGGACAACCAGAACGTCCTTGAAGAGTGGCATTAACCAATGAAACTCTATTAGGCATATACTGAGCATAAGGATAATATTGAAGCATCAAACGTCCCTGTTGAAAGGGTTGAGAATTAACCTGAACCTTGACAACGAGGGTTGCTCGAAGACCAACAAAGCCGCGTAATTTTTCTTGATACATAGTATTAGATATAAGAACCTCAGGAAAATTAGCAGTGTACAACTGAGTTTCGGTAGCCTGAGTTTGACTCCATAAACCAGTTTGAATAATAATAGGACGAGAAAGAAAA